AATGCAAAGCAAAGTTGATCAACTCGTTGATGATGCCAAGACTTTCCTTGAAATCATTGAAAGTTATTGTCGCCAATCTTTGACGGATTGTGTGCCAATGTTGAAAAAGATCAATGAACTGATTGACGAAGTTTCTATTCTTGAAACTGAGCGTCAGCGTTTAGCCAGAGAGAACTCCAAGATGAAAGAAAGCACGGAGAAACTGGAAGCAGAGATTGCTCAACTTGCGGAAGAAAACAAGCAATTGTTTGAGAAAGTTATATTCCTAGAGGAACGGAATCATAACCAAGCCAATATCATTCTCGGCAAAGAGAAGAGGTATTTTACAGATGGAAGTCATGATTATGCTCACACATACAAAGACCTTCAAACTGGAATGAAGTATATGGAGATTCATAGTTCACATCTTTATGAAGAAGAAGATGGTTACGACTACGCGCTCAAGGCGTAATTAAAAAACCCCGCTTTCGCGGGGTTTTCTTTTTGTTCTTATATTCAAGTAGTTGGTTTAGGAGAACGAGTTCCCAAATAACGACCTTGCGCGTCAGCAATATTTGATTTTTGTGCTTCTAACTTTGATGTATCTGCGCCAGTTATTCTTGCTACTGCTATTTCACCTGCATTTCTACCTGCTCTTAATGCTAAACTTGCTGTTCTCTTACGCATTGCAATCGCAACTGGTGTGTTTTGATCTGGATTATTTGGAGTTCCAAATCTTCCTACAAATTTAGTTGATTTTTTTTGCCCAGAGGCAATTTGTCCGGTAATTTGTTTTTTTGTTCCAGATGTTGCTGTTGCAAAAGCAGCGGAAGCAACATCACCATGAGCGGATCGAATATCTTCCTGATTTGTTTTTAAAGTTTCTAATTCATTTTGTCCACGTCGAGCCCGTCTAGCACCACGGAATGCTGCTGATTGCATCCTATTTAAATTTGCTTCGGTTCCTTCTTGTACACTGAGTTGATTAAACATTTGTTCATATCCAACTACGGTTTCTTGTAGTTGCTTGATTTGCTTGTTGAGTTTGGCTAACTCAAATTGAAGTTGATGATTTTCTCTGACGAGTTTTTGCTCAAAAATATGGTCCATACAAGGTTTCTCCTGTTCTATATGTAGTATTTTTCTCAAAACTACATAGAAGTATGGAAAACAACATTCGAAACGCATATAAACAACTTGTACAAGAATCCCTTCTAAATGCTATTGCCGAAGGAGTTGCTGATGATGTGACTAAAGCAGCACGACTTGAGCAAGCAAAGAAAACACACGAAGCAGTTCAAGCGGCTCTTGCAGCCGACAAGATTGTTACCATTCGTGCCAGAAAGCAACCACGGTTCGAAGATCCAGCAGTCGATGTTAACCTAGTAAACCACCAAGGTACACTCATGCTCGTTGATCCACGCGGTGTTGCAAAAGAAGTACACACAATGGCTCCAGGCGAAATGGGGCACATCACCGTTCACTTCCGCGAGAAGGGTAAACGCGCATCAAAACCACTCCATCTTCACGCCGGTTCTGGTGCAATTGGTGATATGATTGAAACAGAAAAAGATGCTTCCCCCTATCGCGTTTCACTCACTGGTGGTAAGATGCACTTCAAAGGACTCCCAGATCTTTCGGAAGACTACAACTATTGCTACGAATGCGAACTTCAACAGAAGTTAGAGGAAGCGTTGTTTAAAAAAAAAGTAAGTCCAATTAAGACAGCATTGGCTGGAGTTGCAGCCGGTGCTATTGGTATTGGTGCAGGAATGATGTCTGCAAAACAACCATCAGTTCAAGCACCAGTTAAGACAGCCGTAACTCAAGCGATGCAAAAGGTTGGATCTGGTAAAGTTGTAGCACAGAAAAAAGAAGAAGCACCAAAAGTAACTGCTCATGGTTTGGCTGCACAAATGATTGCCAGCCGTGAAGGATTTGAATCCAAGGCATATAACAAAGATGGACATTGGACTATTGGTTATGGAAATACCCGTTATGCTGATGGAAGACTAGTACAGGCTGGAGATACAATCAGCAAAGAAGATGCGATGAAGCACTTCTCTCACCACCTAGAAAATGTAGTTACTCCCAAGTTATCAAAACTACCACATTGGGATAAGATGTCACCACATCAACAAGCGGCTCTTATGAGTTTCTCGTACAATGTCGGTGAAGGTTTTTATGGTAAGAAGGGCTTTGAGAGCATTACAAAATCTCTAAGCCATCAAGACAACTGGAAAGATGTTCCCGGTGCGCTGTCCAAGTATAATAAATCCCAAGGAAAAGTTCTCCCTGGCTTAACTACTAGAAGAAAAGCCGAAGGAGAACTTTGGTCTACTAAACAGGATTAATTGAGTTCGAAAACTGAACCAGTACCAAGAGTAACACCATAAACTTGCACAGGAACAATTATACAAAGTTGACCAGTAGCTGATGTTAAAGAAGCGGTAGAATCAACCCAGTTTCCACCACTAAGACCTTTAAATCCTAATGTGCAACTTTGACCTGATGTTGTACTAACAAACATAACTCCCTTATTTTTATTAAGTTTGCCGCTTGCACTGACTAATCTTGCGCTTTTGTAATCCATGTATTCATTCCTTGCTTTAAAGTAAAAGTATGTATACTATAAATACCTTCGGAGATTCCTATGGATAAGTCAATACAACAATCATTGGTGAATACTGTCAATCAAATTATAAACAAGCAAGCAGAATGCGAAGACTGCAAGTACTATGAACTTGCAGAAGCAATAGAAACTGCTTTAAATGCGTTTGAAGATCGTTTTTGTGTCAACCTAAACGAAGATCAAGAAGACTCCTTGATTGAGGTTGGTATTCGTCAATTGACAGATAGACACGAAACACCAGTTGTAGACCTCGCAGAAGAAACTATAGAAATCATCAATAATTATTCTCCCGAAGAGGTATTTGTTTCAATATTAGAGGGACTTTCTGATACTGCTGCAAAAATGGCAGCAGCAAAAGCGGCTGGAAAAATAAAAGACTCCGCTACAGGAACTGATGACGAAGAAGAAACTGATCCAGAAAAACAACAATCAGATCAAAGTAAATCAGACGAAACTTTAGATCCGTATTCTTTGCCATATCAATTGCATCAACAGGCACTACAACAAGTTCAAGGTGATCCAAATCGTAGAAATGTTAGTGGATATCTTAGCGAATCAGAAGTAAAAGAAAATCCATTAAAGAAGCACAAGAAGAAAGTCTTCAAGATTAGTTTCATGGATAAAGGCATGAAGAAAAAGGGAACAGCAGTTTCACACAAAGGCGTAATGCGTATTGTTAGTGGAAAGAGCAGTTTCAAAGTATATGACGAAAAGAATCGTGATGTTACTTCTATGTTCAAGCAACAAATGAAGAAAGACAAGAAGTAATAATTGACTTTCCGTGACTATTTGTTATAATGTAAATGTTGCAAAAGAACTTTGTTCATATTCCACATACCTTCACCTCCGTTGAATCCGTCGAAGACGAAAACGGGCGTCGTTATCTATGTGAAGGTAATTACTATCCCTCTGTAACAACGGTAACCGGATGGCAAAAAAGAGCATTCTTCGCGGCGTGGCGAAAAAACAATCAAGCAGAGTCAAGACGGGTAATAAAAAGGGGGACAAGCCTTCACTCCGTCATCGAAAAGTACCTCCTAAACCAAAAACTCAATACGAAAGAGATGTCGCCGGACATACTGGACTTATTCCTCCAGATAAAAACCACTATAGACGAAATGGATAATATCCATGCTCTTGAGGCTCCAATGTTCAGTAAGACATTAGGTTTGGCTGGTAGAGTAGATTGTGTTGCAGAGTTTCGTGGTCAACTTTCAATAGTTGATTTCAAAGGAAGCACTCGTTTAAAAAAAGCAGAAGACATTGACAACTATTTTACGCAAACTACAGCGTATGCTATTATGTGGCAAGAGTTGTTCAATGTACCGATAAAAAATATCTGCATCATCATTTCATGTGAAGATGGCGGAGTTCAAGTGTTCGAACGCAATCCCGTAAATTATGTTCGAAAACTAAAGAATGCTATAGATACATTTAGAGAGGAACACAATGAATATAAAGCAATTAGTGAACAGACGAAATAGTCGTGCTTGGATTAAAGCAAACGAAAGTTCAAACTCTCAATTATACAGAGATGCATTTGTTAAAGAACATGGTGGTTTATTTGAGAGAATGGGTGGTGTGTGGGTATGGACAGAAAAGGTTCCTGTTGTGAAAACCGAACCAACTAAACTATGGATCTTCCATAAGTCAGATGGTGGAACATACATGGTTCAAAATTTCATGGAATTTTGCAGAATTCATGATCTTTCCAAGTCTGCAATGTACGAACTCATGAATGGTAAGCGCAAAAGCCACAAAGGGTTCGTAAAAGTAGAAAAACTCATCTAAGTCACCCAACATACTCTCCGGGTTGACTAATAAGCCGAGGAAAGTCCTCGGCTTTCTTTTTCTACATATCTTACAGGATTTCATTCCTGTGGGACACATATAATGGATATACAATCACTCTTAGAAGCAAAACAAGTCGGTTCCGCAATGCTCGTCACTGGTGCATTGAATCCATATACCTCAGCACATGAAGCAGTAGCAGAAATGGCTATGCGCCATGCTATGGACAACGGACATAGCCACTTCTATCATGGAATTGGTGCTTCTGAGATGAAGCCAGATGCTCCTCTCACTCACGAACAAAAGACGAAAATCGTTGCTGCCTCCCACAAGCATCTAATCAAAAAACTAGGATCAAAACTAAAGACAGAAGTTATTCCAAAAGCAAGTTCTGTCTCTCCGTTTCATCAAATTGCTTATCTGATCAGCAAGGGACACAAGAAGATCACTGTAGCAGTTGGTTCTGATCAACTAGAACAAGGTGGTCTTCGTACTCATATCGAGAAGCACATGAAACAACATGGTGGTTTCTTGGGTATGGATAATAAACCACATCAGGTTGAAATCAAGTTTCAACAAATCGGCCAACCACGACACGAAGGAGAGATCACTCGTCCTGCTATTCTTGGTCAGATTAAGAAGGGTGATATCAGATCCGTAAAGGCTGGTAGACTTCGTACAGCAGTTGCAACAGGTGATACCGAATTGGCTCATGCTATGATGCCAGAGTCAGTAAAGAATAAAGACGAATACTTTAAAATGATTCTTTCACAACAAAAGAAAGTTGAAGAAGCAAAAGTAGCAAAGAAGAAAAAGAAGAAGATCACCGAATACTTCTCTATGGACAAAATCAATGAGTTCATGGAGATGCTTTCAGAGGCAAAGATTGTACAAAGTGTAATCAGTCAAAGAAAACAAGCGCGTATATCTGGAATAAAAAGAGCAAAGTTACAAGGACAAGGTAAACCAAAACCAGTGAGAGATTCATATATCAAAAATGCACAATTTCATGTAGCAACAAACTTTGCTCGTAGAATCATGTCTGCAAAAAGAACTGAAATAGCAGCAGGGTTAGATAAACCACCAAGAAGAACTGGTCAGCCACAACAACCAAGAAGAGGAACAATGAACGAAGAAATTTTGAATGAAGCAAAGCGTGATGCTGTTTCGTCCCCATCAAAGGTTCGTAAGAAGGTTCGCACAGAAGTTCGTTCTGCTAATCGTGGTGCAGACAAAAAGAAGAGAGATGCGATCCGAAAACAAGAAGATCGTAGAGAAGAAAAGAAAACCCAAAAGTTTGCAGTTGTTCTTGGTACTGATAAGAAAATCAAAATCGTTCAAAAGAAAGACATTGGTAAGGGTAAAGTTCTGTTAGCACCCGAACAATTCGATAAGGGCAAAGCCAAAAAATATCTTGACGATTCTGCATTCGAGATCACAGATTCTTCAAAGAAACTTTTCCCCGGTTTCTCTCGAAAGAAACCAGCAGCCAAAACTAAGGCTGCAAAGAAGGAAGAAAAGAAGTCGAAAAAGAAAGCACAGCCAAAAGCACCAACTGTCACTAAGAAAAACCCGAGAGAAGTTGTAAAACCTCTACCCGAAACACCAAAAAACGGAAAGACTAGAACAGATAAGAATTCAAGTTATCCAGATTGGAACCATTCATCTCTTCACTTGGAAGCAGCAATTCCAGTTGTACTTAATCAACTGGGTGGGCATGATGTTGATCCTGAATTAATGGAGAAAATTGGAGAACGACTACAAACAAGTCAGACTCTAATGGCTTCGGCACAAAGAGCAGTTCAAGCAATTACTAGTCAAATTGGTGATGTTGTTGCTGTTCATATGGGAGCAGCAAAAACAACTATTACATCAAATTGGAAAAACTCAGGTGGAACAGATAACACACCAAAAACTGATATTCTTCTAGTTCCAGCAGCAGAGTGGAAAAAAGCAAAGAAGGATGTAACAAAAGTTGATATGAGAAAATGCTTCAGAGCAAGCATGAAAGTCGGAGATGCTCGTCTTTTGAACGCAGAATCTGGAGAAGCATCCGCGACAGCAGATGCTGCTCTACAAATCGCAGGAAAGGCTGCAAACAATGATCCAAAAGTTAAAAAGATCATGAAAAAGATCAAAGATGCTATGGTCGATTTTGCCAAGTCGGCAGAACTTGGTACATTTACTGTAGATGATATTCGTGGTTTCATCGATTCTGGAAAGAAACCAAACGATCCGAATTTTGGAAAATATAAGAGATTAGTAGAAGAACAAGACAAATTAAAAGATTTTGTTGCAAATCAATTTATAGAAGCATTTGACATTTGCCCAGAGTTGAAAACAGCATTGATAAGAGAAGCAGCAACAGGACTTGTGAAATTTGGTCAAAATAGTCCAGCATGTGCAACTCACATGTTAGCAATGAATAAAGACGGAACTGGAGTTTGTTTTGATTCTATCGATGATGAATTCATAGAAAATCTTTTACCCAATCTTAAAATTCGTGGAGCATTCAAGGGCAGATCTTGGGAAAACAAAGACAAAAAGCAAAAACTCAGAGGATTTTCTACTCTCTTTAACATTGACATAAAGAAGAAAAAATTACACGAACAGCAAGAGCAAGAACAACAGATCAATCAAACAGTTGGAACAATACAACCAACTGAAAATTTTGATTATCCCGGTGCTTCGTCAATTGTTGAAGATGATTTGAGACAAATTGGTGATGATTTTGGAATGTTACTGGAATATTCTGAATTGGAACCAGATATACTAACATCCAATGAATTGACTCTCACGGATTACATGAAGCAAAAACCAAGAGATTACAACACAATAACAATTGATGGTAAAAGAGTAGTAATGATTCCTGTTGTTGATTATCAGCAATTTGAAGAAATACCACAACAAATTGGAGAATCATACGAATTCATCAATGACTTCTTACTAGAGAATGTAGATGATCATGAGGTGATTGACTTTGTTCTTTCTTCTGGTCTTGTTTCACCAGAGACAATCATCAAGAATTCTGAAGAAGTAAATCTCATAGACATTCTGCATGAAATGTGGGAAGCAAGTATTCTAAATCCTGAACTCTTTGAGAACTTCTTGCAGGAAGCAAAAGCCAGAGACTACAAAAAAGAGTATAGAGAGTATCATGGTAAGGCAGAACAAAGAGCCAACCGCTCAAGTCGTGTTTTGGCTCGCCGAGAGGCTATAAAAAAGGGAAAAGTTCGTAAAGGTGATAAAAAAGACATACATCATGAGGACGGAAATCCAAAAAACAACTCACCATCAAATCTAAAAGTCCTTCCAAGAAGCAAAAACAGAGCAATGCACGAAGAACATGGTGCTGGTCTAGAAGGAACCGATGCACTTAGAAAGAGATTGTTGAACGACACTCCTTTTTCTGTAGATCCATTAATTAAGAAAGTTGTACGAGATGGAATCAAGCGAAAATAATACTTTATCGTGGTTTGAAACTGCAAGCATCATAACTGGTTCTCTTTTAGGAGTTCTTGCTGGAGTCTTGAAAGTGTTTGTCAAGAAAAAAGACAATCACAAGGAAAATATAGACTTCATACAAGTTCATAGTCAAATACATGAGTCCCTGACTGAACTTAGAATCCAAACAGATGCTGCCAGAACACAAGTGATTCAATTCCATAATGGTGAATACTTTATGGATGGGGTTTCCATGCGTAAGTTCTCACTTACACACGAATCACTTTCTAGAGGTGTGTCCGCAGATGCACCAAGAATCAAAGGACTGCTATGCTCAATGTTCGTTCCTCTTATGAATTTTGTAATAAAGAATGAAGCAAGTGTAATTTCGGTTTATGACATACCACATTCTTTCTGCAAACAATTCTTTGAAGAAAACAATGTAGAAGGATTTGTAGTATTGCCATTAAAAGTAAGAGGTCAATTAACTGCATTTGTACTAACTCAATGGTGCAGCGAAGCAAAACTAGAAACCGTTGATCATAAGTTAGTAAAACAATATATGGATGATGCTAGAAACGCAATCGAAGTTCAACTTTCTCAACAAAAAAAGGGATAATAGATGAGACATAAATTAAACGAAGAATGTAAGTGCGCTGGTAAGTGCAAGTGCAAAGCCAAAAAGATAACCAAATTCATGAAAGACATGAAAGAACAATCAGAACCACTCAAGAGTTACGAGTGTGAACTTGACAAAGTTTTGCTTGAGCAAGTTGATTCATCCTGCTTAAACAAGAAGGCACTAGTTCAGTACATCAACGAATCAGAAAATCTTTCGTACACCAAGGGTATGTTGAGAATTGCTTCCAACAAAAACTTAAAAGAAGGATATGAACTTGAGATCGTTTCTACTGATGCAATCATCCCATTGAAAATCCAAGACATCACAAATCTAAAGTTCATTGAAAATAATGTGATCTATGAATACACACAGATGCAAGAATTACAAGAGCGTTCTTTGACTCCAGCCGAGGAAAAAAAGAAAGAACATATTGTCAAATCAATGAAGGGCAAGATGAAAGGTCTTTTGGATCGTTTTGGCAGCAAAAAGAGAGTAAAGAGTTACATCTATGGTGCTGCTACCTCTGCTGCAAAGAAGTCTGTCAATGAAGAAATCGTAAACGCAAAACACGCCGGCACTATGTCTAAGAAAGAGATCAAGAGTAGAGACAAACTTGCAAAGAAGGTAAAAGCAAAACCAATCAAGGGCAACGATACTGAAGAGAATGCAAAGTATCGTCTTGCAACCTATATTGAACTTCGCAAGCGCGGTGAAGAACCAAAGGGTAAAGCACCAAAGAAGGGCAAGAAAAAGAAGAAGGATGAAGGAAAAGAATGAAAAGTTTCAAACAATTCCTAACACAAGCCGACGAACTAAATGAAGAAAAGGATGCCTGCTACCATAAGGTGATGAAATCGTATGGTAAATGGTCAGCAAGAGCAGCACAAGCAACTGCAAAGTGTCGTAAAGCCAAAGGTAAAGTTAAAAAGACTGAGGCTGGTGCTAATCTAAAGCGTTGGGGTGCGGAGAAGTGGAAAGACACTAAATCTGGCAAACCATGTGGTGCTGGTGGTAAGAATGAGTATTGCAGACCATCTAAGCGTGTAAGCAGCAAAACTGCAAAAACCACCTCAGAGATGTCATCCGAAGAATTAAAGAAAAAGAAAGCAGAAAAGTCAAAAGTTGGTATGCACGGTGCATTTGGTAAAAGAGTTTCACCTGTAAGAAGAAGAAAACTTTGAGTTGCCAAACAACATAAATAACCATAAGAGGAACCTATGAAACGATTTAAAGAACTCAGAAACGAAATAGTAGACATTCAAGAAGATCACTCAGAGGGTGGAGGATTTGGATATGATCCAACTCTAAAGTCAACTGGTCGTTCAGCACAACCAGATGTAAAACCAATCTCTTATGAAGACGAATACGATCTTCACAAGATGAATGCATTCATCACCGCATTCTGCTCAAAGTCATACATCGATCCAAGATCTGCTCTATATCTACTCCGCGCCAAGATGAACTTGGCTGGTATTGATTTCGATCTAAACCGTAGTAGCGAACTAAATGTAGACCAAGAGTACACCTTCCCACTAAAGAGATTTGGTGGAACTTTCGGTACATCTCCAAGTCACAATTTAGCCAATGGATTTGAAACAACAAATGGTTTTGGTGGAAAGAACTTCGTACTAAAGTGCAAGATCTCTGCTCCAGAAGGTGGCGGTAAGTCTGGTGTTTTCATGATTAATGCACAAATCGAAGAAGCCTGAACTAAGTAATGAAATTTGGACCTCTTAATGATGAAAACTTTATCATGTATGCCATGCAGGCATATGATAATCCGGTGTGTAAAGGCATCAATGAATTTAATGATGACTTAACACGGGTGAAGTATATTAAGAGGTTGCTAAACAGATATGATAAGAAAAAGGATTTGAAAGAAAGACTAATACTAAACCACATAATTCTACTGAATAATGTGTTTGGGAATGAAGCCTGCTCTCGAATCCTTTTCTTTAAAGTGTGTCCAAAACTACATCCATACCTTAAATCATTTCTAGATTATTTGCAGATAATACCAAAAACCATACCTGAAGTTGACTTGACTAAAATTGTAAGTGATCACAGAGTAACAACCATACTGAATAATCTAAAATGAGCGATCTATCTTTCTCCGACATTGTAACAAGTTTCACCATCTGGGATTTCCTCTCTGAGTTATCCAAACCATATACCCAAATGGACATTTACAAGGCCGGAATCATAGATTCTCGTGGCAAGTTTTTAAAGACACCGCAAGATTATAAAACAGAAAAAGAAAGACGATCAGGAAACACATTCCATCGTTTTGTTGTTATACTGAAAAGAGCATTGCTTACTTCATCTGATCCACTCATTCGTTACACCACAACTAATCCAATGGCAGCACTCAATTCTTTAGCAGAAGAAGTCGATGCTTTGGGTGGAAATGGTAAAGTCTTTTTAGAGTCTGTAATGCCACTTTTTGAAGATGGTGCTGTTGCCGCTGCACCAGTTGCCAATTCTGTCGCATCTGGTGGAATTTATGGTGCAAGAGGAAATCCAGACGAAACAATAGTCAATCCGTCTGCCGCTAAAAAGCACAAAAAGAGAGTCAAAGCAGGCGCACCTCATGTTGGAAGACGGCTTTTAGAGTCTCTTCTCATGGAAGCAAAGGATCGCGTTGTAGAGACTACTGGACACATGATGCATTTGGGTGACTTCCTGTACTATGGTAAACCAGAACTCGCTATAAAGCATTTAAACGCGGTTCACACCCGTTTTATGGGGAAGGGGACACCTAACCATAAAATGTCTCTAAAAGCAGATGGTGGTATGAGTATCGTGGTTAAGAAACACAAGGATGGCACACCCGCTGTGGCTTATAAGTCCGGTGCAGCCGATTTTACAACTGAAGATCAAATTCGTGCCGCTGGTAAAGAACACTTTACTCGTGAACTCGTGCCAGCATTAAAATTAGCAAAAAGCCTGAATCTAAAGCCAGGAACGGCTGTTCAGGGTGATCTACTTTTCACCTCTGGACATCATGGTACAGTTCAACCAAATACAATTACATATCACGCACCACAGGGTGCAGAGATTGGTTTTGCCCCACATTCACAATATAGCACCGATGGATTGAATCTTCATAAAACATCAAGCCATCCAGATCATTCTGGATTGAAGGCTGCTGGTGCATTCATTCCAAATCTTGCAATAACACCAAAGACTAAACTATCTCTTACAGCAAAGAGACATAAAGTAGTAACTTCATCGATTGCAGCAGCAAAGACAGCATTAGCACAAAAAGGAACCACAGAGTTCCTAAGAAAACTACCGCAGGATAAGAAGTTCCATAGAATGCTTCAGGAGTATTCTAATCATGCAGCAAGAACATCTGGTGATCGAACTGTAGAAGGACTACGAAAGTTCATCTCAGTGCATATGGCAAAAGCATCTCAGAAGAGTCTATCAGACAAGACAAAAAAAGCAATGGTTGATTCTTTCCATTCTACCATCGCAGATAATGCACACCACTTTCATAATGCATTCACTGCTCATGCCCACATCAATAGAGCAAAACACGCTCTACTGGATCAATTTGGAGAGCATGGGGATCAGTTTGAATTAAAGACTGCTAGTGGAGAGCATGAAGGATTTGTTTCTTCTATGGGTAGACCAGGTGCTACTGAAACACAAGCAAAGTTTGTCCGTGAAGGACCAACTGGCTTCCCTGCAAGAAACACAGAAAATGCTATAAAACGGTTTGGCAAAGCACCTGAAGCATAAATACAGATAACGGAGGTAAATTATGTTTTCACCTGAACTTATTAGTATGGTTGGCGGTGGACTCACCGGGTTCCTTTTCAAGTTCATGGCTCAAAAGAGTCAAGATCAAAAGGAAATGTTTGAGCGGTTAATTACTGCAAATAAACAAACAACCGATAATCAAAATCAAGCAGCACAAAGAGTTCCACTGGATGCTGGTCGTGTCGTTAGACAAATCATCGTCCTTACAGTTCTCTTTGGTGCATTCGCTGCTCCATTTATCCTCCCCTTCTTCGGAATACCAACATTCGTAGAAGTAGATGTTAAACACAACGAAGCATTATTTGGATTGATCCCATCAAGCGCAAAGAAAGCATTCGTTGAAATCAATGGATTCTTTTGGACTTCCGAGAACCGCGAAGTTCTCTTGAGTATCGTTGGTTTCTACTTCGGAACCGCAGCAGCAACACCAAATAAGTCATAAGGAGTACCAATATGAAATTATTAACTGCAATCATCTCAACTTTAATGCTTATTGGCTGCTCTAGCGATCCATTCATCGTTCCAGATCCAACTTCAGACAATGTAGTAATGTTGGAATTGAAAGATAAAATCGCAAATCCAGGTCCTTTTCAGCCAACTTATGGTTGGTTATTCTGGTATGGACCACTAGCAATTCTTCTACTCATGTGGGGATATAGACATCTCATACGAAAACCAATAACCTGTATAGAAGAAGAACCAACAGCAAATTCAGTTGGAAAAACTACACATACAGTAGAAGTTGACGGAAAACCCGGAGATTAAACACAAAGACACACCTTTTGGGTGTGCCTTTGCTCTCCGGGTCTGAGATACAACAATATCGTGCGAAAAAGGATTAGTATGGTTTTACCGAAGCACCCTCAATATGAAGTTTCTCCGCGAGGACCCCTATTACAAGGAGGTGATCCAGCCAAGACACTTTGGGAAAATCCTCAAATGAGAGGCGTTGATAAGGTTAACCCTACTTCAACTGTTGGTAGAGTATTTATACTCTCGCAGTTTTTGAAGAAAAAAACCTACTAATTCTTGGCAGATACTGTCTGCCAAAGACTCTTACAAATATAGTAAGAATCTACGATGTCGGAAACAGGGTTTCCGACATCTTTTTTATTGGGGGTAATAATATCTCTCAGCATTACGCCAGTTTCTTGCACAAAACATTCGTACATCTTCTGCTTGTCCGCGTTCCCCTTGCCAGTTGCGTTCTTCTTCACTACTGTTGGTGGAATCGTTTCCACCGGGATGCTGTGTTGAAACAGTTTGTATTTTAAGATACCCGTGTTCTCCGCTATGTGGAACACTCTTCCCTTGGCCGCGAAGGCATAGTCTTCTAGGCCAACCATTGTGCAACCGATTAAATATTGTATCGCCCAATCCGAGATTGTGTCGTATCTTTGACATTCGTGATTATAATCCTCAAAACTTTCACCACGGACATTTCCAAGAAACAATGTCTGTAGTTTCTTTACATCAGATAAGAAATAGATCATGCAACGATCAAATTTGAAATCACCTAGACTGCTGTTGTAGATGCAAATGCTTGGGGAAGTTAAACTGTAATCAATGCCTGCATAAATCATACAAATATTTATGACTCATACTTCACACCCAGTTTTTCTTCGCTTTGTAATGAATTCCTTTATCATTCCTTCAAACATTCCAAAGATCATCAAAGGAAATATAATCATGAAACAAAGAGTAAGTGCTGATACTCTTTTGAATTCATCTATGATTAGATCAATGGATCGCATAGTTATCCAACTTCAATGAGCCATCTGAATCTTCATAAAGAAATGTGCAGTTGTCTTTTTCTGTCCAGCAACCACAGTTGGCATATGTAATATTATTTACGGTATACAGTTTTGGTTCGTGTAAATGCCCGCAGACAATACCATCATATTTCTTTTCCTTGGCGTATTTGATCACAACGCTTTCAAAACTTTCGATGAATTGTGCTGCTCTCTTTACTTTGATTTTTACATACTTTGAGATAGACCAGTATCTCATTCCCATCATTCTTCTGCACCAATTGAACCAATCATTGATTTCCAATATTAGTTCATATGCATAGTCACCTAGTTTGTAGATATAAGAACTGACAGGAAACTTTGTAAGAAAGTCAAATTGATGTCCATGAAGAATAAGAAATTTCTTTCCTGAAGAAGTAGTATATTCTTCTCGTTCACTCAAACTGATATTGCCAAAGATATGATGGCCTGAGAACTTTGCCATGAACTCATCATGGTTTCCATAAATGTAATGAATCTTTGTTCCCTTGCGAGAAAGTTTGAGCAATCTTTCGATCACTTCCATGTGGTGTGTCTGCTTCTCTGAACTCATGGAGAATGCCTGTTTGAATCTCCATATATCGATAATATCTCCAACAAGGAAGATGTTATCAAATTCATTGTTCTTTAAAAATGCGATCAGAGGCTTTGTCTTTGCTTTCTTGGAAGCAAGATGGAAGTCAGATAAAAAGACTGTTTTGTAATGCATTATAATTATTTAGTTTTAGATATTAACCTAACAGGAGTAGTGGGTTTGGACCTAGGGAGTCGTTACTTCGAGGACTCCGAGGTTATCCAATCCACTACTCCTGCACAATTATATAGTTTCTTTAAGCCGTTTTGCGATCCATTCAGCCACATTTACAGTAACAGCATTTCCCATTTGATTGTATCTTGCGCGATCAGATAAACCTTCTGTCCAGTTGTCTGGAAATCCTTGTAGTCTTTCCCATTCAATTGGCGTTAGAATTCTGGTAATATCTTCATTCTCAACAACCAATACACTTGATCTCTGTCCAACATCAAAGAGATTCAATGTATTAGCGTAGTCAGTCTTTATCCAAGTCTCAAAATCATTACTAGTCTGAGCCTTTCGTGACTTTCTTATGGCTTGTGGATATTCTGTAGCATACTCGTCAAAGAGTTGGCTAAAGGTGGATACAAAGTGTTTCCCTTTCTTTGCCCTCTCTCTAATATCCCCTCGCATGTCGGTTTTGAGATCAAGTATTTCTGATGCGCGTTCTCCTCTAAGATCTGCGACAATGAACACTCTTTCGCGTTTTTGGGGAACTCCGAAGTATCTACTGTCCAATGTTCTCCATGCGATAGATTTAGGACTCCACTGTTTGACCATTTCATTGAGAACGACTGCAAAATCTCTTCCGTTATTGCTTGTGAGCATTCCGGGGACATTTTCAACCACCACGAAGGATGGTCTTGTTGGCATGTCTCTGACGATTCGAATAAACTCATAAAATAAACCTGATCTTTCTCCCTCTAATCCTTTTCTTCCACCAGCAACAGACAAATCTTGACAAGGAAAACCGCCAATAACGATATCAACAGCGTCCACTTTTGTAGGATCAATGGTACAAACATTATCGTAAATCTTTGCGTTTGGAAAATTCTTTGTTAAAATTGTTCTGCAATGTTTTTCTTTGTCGCACGCCCAAGAAATAGGAAAGCCTTGACGCTCAAATCCGAGGTCAAGGCCTCCTACTCCTGAAAACAGCGAACCGACTTTCATCATGAAGTAATATCTACCAACTCACACTTGTCGCCGCTGCAAGCAAATGTTTGAGTACCAGAAGTCTTATCTTCCTTCTCATACTTGACAAGATCAGACCAATTCACATTCTTTGGCATCTTAGCGAGTAGTGTTTCATACTCTTCCTTGCTGCACTCTTGATATGGTGCTTGACGATAATTGTGATCACTATGTGGTAGGAACGAAATACCACTGATCTCATCAAAGTGCTTATATACCCATGCACCAACTTCCATCCATTCGTTCTCACGAACGGTTACAGTAATGCTTGGCTTGTGTTCGCACCAGTTACGCTGATAAGTCAACCAAAGTCTCAAATGATCCAAAGCAGAAAGATCATTACGAGTCAAGCATCCTTCAGGAGACTTAGTTGGGAACGAGAACACCATAACAGAATCAGGCTTCATAACACACTTTTCATGGGGGAATCCCATATCCATCATCATCTTGCATAAGGGATCTTTTTGATCGGCACGAACTGTGCGGATGTAATAATCTGAGTGTCGAGGATGAATGCCAGATGCGGCATCAACAAGTTGTGATACGGTTCCAGATGGTTTAACACAAGTAATTGCAGCGGCTGGATTGATTCCTAGTTTCTTTGCAAAATCCTTGTTTGTCTTAATGGCTAGTTGTTTTAGTATGGTTAAACCTTTTTCTAAATTAAGAACATCATTTGCCATATTTTCATTGTCAAGAATACCTGTTAAGGAGACACCCAACAGAGCCTCTTCTTCACAGTTCTTCTTCCACTCGCTTGAGAGGTATGGGAAGTTCGTTAAAGACGCTTGGAATGTACCTAGGATCGTCGCTAGACGCACCTTACGAGCAAGATCCTCTGCGGTATCGGTTGCTCTTACAACAACTTCTGTGAGATTGCAGAATTCACGGTCTCGCAGGATGATCTCAGAACATGGATTTGTACCAAACTCATAAGAAGGATCACGACGATCACCTAGTTTGGCAACAGTCTTTTTGCAAGCCTCACGATTGAAGATACCACGCTCACCACTCTTGCTCTTATAAAGCGAAACCCACTCTTCCATAAAGATACCAATGTCTGGCTTCTCTTTGTACGCAAC